AGCTTTCCCTAAATTAGTTCCGTATCCTCCGTAAACATTAGCAAGCTGGCTTCCTAAAGAACCAACACCACCAGCTACGTTACCTAATCCGCCTGCTGCATTTTGAATACCGCTGGCTACATTGCCGTAAATTCCTGCTAGGTTTGTTCCTGCCGATTGCTGTAATTGTCTCTGTAGAGAAGATTCACCCATTGCTGCTTGTTGTGCCTGTGCGTAATTCTGATTGTATAATCCCGCAGCAGTTTCTCCCATGGCTGCTTGCCCAGCTCTTTCTATTCCTCCTTCGGCTAACCTACCACGACTGCCTCCAAAAGCCCCTTGTCCTACAGCTTGATCTCTAGACGCAGTTCTTTGTGTGTCTATGCCTTCTCTCATTCTTCCCAGTGTTTTGTCCACTACTTGGTCTGTGTAAGGATTCATAAAGTTCCCTACACTGTTTGGGTTATACCCCTGCAGTGATTGACCGTATAAATTATTAGCCATTCCAGGAACACCACCCAACATGTTTGCACTTTGTCCGTACATCCCTGCGCTTTGTCCCAACATGCCCATGCCTTGTCCAACTGAACTTTCTGAAGCACCTATACCCTTGTTGTATAGACCAGACATTTGATTGAAACCTTGAGTGGCTGTGTTTGTTCCTTGAGTTAAACCGCTTTGAGCAGCATTATAATAAGGTTGATAAGAACCAACTCCCTGTCCTATTTTATTAAAGCCCTGCTGTTGCATTCCGCTAAACGGAGCTACACGCATTCCTTGGTAGGTGTAAGGATTCATTCCTGGAGTTGACATCGTAGCAAACTTGTTGTAGATGTCTTGATTCAATAAAGGAAGCATTCCTGGGACACCTTGCCCTGCTCCCGCATAAAAATCAGCTAAATACTGTGGAGGTACGCTTTGAGTCGTCTGGTCTAAATATTGTTCTTCTGCCATTAGGCTACTCCTCTTTTAAATTCTGGGAACTGCATAAAATATTTACGCTCTAATATTTGATCTTGTAATTTTTCTTCTGCTGAGTCATTAAGTTGTTTAGCTATTTGGTGTCCTTTTTCTATGTCACCGCCACCAAGCCCTTTGATTGCATCTACTGTTAATACGTGTTCGTCTTCAGTCAACATAGCGGGAACAGTATCTACTTCACCACCTTTTGCATAACCTTGTCTTGGTACTGGTCCACCTTGATTGTACCCAAATTGACGTTGACCAGTCTGGAATGACGGGAACTGCATTAAGTATTTACGTTTTTGTTCTTCTAAGAAATCCAGTAATTCTTGGTTAGAGTTTCCTAAACCACCCACCCCTGCTCCTTGGTATCCTGGGAGTTGCCCTGAAGAACTTCCACCTACTCCTGGCATTGTGGTTGCTGGTGTTAAACCTCTTGTTAAATATTGTTGCTGCTCTTCAGTAAGCCCCATGCCCTCTGGTCGACCTTTTAGTTCAGGTTGGTTAAAAGCTCCCATTTTACCAGCAGCCAACGCACCCACACCCATAACTCCAGCTTTCCCCAACATACCTAAACTTCCATAAGCTTCACCGATTGAAGGGATAGTTGCTGCAACTGGAACACCTGCCGCCATTGAAGATTTTGAGGCTACCATTGCAGGATCAGCACCTAACGCAGAAGCAGCATTCGCCCCTACGTTTTGGAAGAAACCACCAATCCCTGAACCTGCTGCTGCAGGAGTAGCTTGCCATCCCCACATAGATGTTGGTGCTCCACCAGCACCAGAACCCGCACCCCATAAAGATTTTATTCCTCCACCACCTTTAATTCCCATGCCTGTTGCAGCACTTCCCAAAACATAACCACCTACCGCATCTGTTACCGCATTTTTTAAAGTAATCTTTCCTCTACGGTTAGCACCCCCAATAGCACTACCTGCTGCAGCACCTGCTGGTCCACCTAAAGCCATACCAACTACAAACCCGACTACTTGGGAAATTTTCCTGAAAGCTTTGCCTATCTTTTTAAAAAGACCAAATTCAGCGTATTCAGTATCGGGGTTGATTGAGTTGTTAGCATGACCTACCGTGTACTGATTAGCATCAAGACCGTGTTCCGCAAAAGATTCATTAATTACTCTTTGAACAGAAGGGTCTTGAGCCACGGGGAGTGGTAAAACTTTTTCTCCTGTTGTTAGGTGACCTATCTGGTCGTCACCCCCTCTACCTAAAGAAGCTAAACCTTGTGCGTTCATTTGCATAGTATATACTCCTTTCTTGTTTTCAAGCAACTCATTTCGTTAATCCTTATCTGGTTTATGTGAAGCCCCAAAATAAAAACTAATAATAGCAGAGGCTAACCCACCTAAATAACCCAACACTAAGTTAATTAAAGCCTCTGAATTTTGTTCAGGTGGCTGAAGAGTTACTAAAAATATGTAGCCCATAAATCCACCAACAACAAGTATTCCCATTATCCTAGCTGTCCAGTCTTTACCAAATTTTCCTCGGGCGTCTTGTATGTCTGCTGTTTCAAGTTTAAATACGTCTACTTCAAGTTCTTTCATTTGTAATTCAAATGCTTGTTCGGCTTTTTTAAGCTCCAGCATTTGTTCAGGTGTTGCGTTTTGTACAGCTTTTTCTATAGCTTTAGGGGTGTTGGGAACTCCTAGTACATCAGCTATCATACTAGCAGCCATCCCTCCCATTGGTCCACCTAAAGCAGTACCGAGCGTAGGGGCAACAGCCCCAACAACAGTTTTTAATAATCCACCTAGTTTCATGTTATTTCTCCACAGGAACAAACAGTCCTTTTTCTATTAATATTGCTCTATTGATTAAATGTGCTTCTGCAACCAACGCTTTGTTTTCTGCGTTATACTTTACCGCATGAGACTCTTTTATCATCAATTCGTTAACGTTCCTTAAAGAACCTTCTTCAAACTCAGCCCAAACCTCAGCTATGACTCTGCCAAATTTTCCCCTGGAGTCACTGAGTTTAGTTTTTAATACAATCTTTTTTCCTTTAATACTTTCTTTAAGAAAAGCTTTGCTGAGTTTACCTCGTGCTTTTTCATCCAAGTCCCTAGTCCTCGACTCGGGCGTATCAATACCAGCCATACGAACCCTGCAAGCATGCAGAATATCGAACCCAAGATCAAGAATAACATCCATAGTGTCACCGTCGACCACTCTTTTAACTTCACATTTATACTCATACATTTTAACAATTCCAATCCCTACGTGCCCAGTAATTGGCACTACATCTATCACTTTTTATCCCACCACTTCGAGCACAATAGCTCTTCTTTCTGCTTTTATCGCCTGGATGTTTACCCATTTTTTTGTCTCCAAAAGTTATACGTTTAACTCGACCACCGTCACTACTACATCCTTTGACAAAAACTTCTTTACGTTTTTTACCAAAACCTGCATTTCCTTTAGGGATTGCTCTAGGTGTGTTAAGTGTCACTGTCTTACCTTGCCACTCTGCCATTACTTTCCTCCTTTCTCCATTCTTTCAGCCAAGCGTTTAGCCCTGTCCCCTACTTGAATCGCCCATTTGCTGTCAAGCATTTCTTCTGCAGCTTCTTCCCATTTACCTGCTTTTAAAGCAAGTAAGAATTTATTGAAATTATTAAGTCTGGGGTATCCCAGATTAAAACACATGTTTGCTAAGACACGTTGCCTATTGTCGTTTAAGTTATGCCACCATGGCATGTTTCTGTCTAACTCGTTAAGGACATTATCTATGTCATCATTTAAACATTCTAAAATTCTTTCTTCTGAAACGGAAGTTCCCACAGGTTGTTTAATTTCAGGGTCTGTATCTAAAACTAAATGACCTACCCCTAGTGTAAGAAACCCAAGGTGGTCTTCATAAGTTTCTGTTTTATACCCCTCATCCATAATGAGTTCTTTAATTAATTCGTTTTTATTTATCATGTGTATTCCCACTCTACTTCTGTTGGAGAACCCAGTGATATAACCGTATTTCCATTGGTGGAAACACTTAGACTTCCTAAACCACTGACGCCTTCTACTCCAGGCTGATCGCCCTTGTAAATGTTTACCCATTCTGTTCCTGTCCATAATTGTAATTGACTCGTTGTTAAATTCCAAAGAACAAACCCTACCCCGAACTTATTGACATCACGTTGCTCTTGGTTAGCAGAAACAGTTGCGTCTATGTCGACTCTATTCAAACTTAGTTCCAGTATCCTAGTCATTTTATTGAATGTGTCTGGTGGTATGTAATCACCTGTGGCGATTGGTAGCTTTGTTTCTAGTAATTTAGCCATTATCTTTTTCCACTCGGCTGTAGGTCGAGCCTAGTAGCACCTATTCTAAAACCAACACCTGTCCTAGCTTCTGTGCTAGCATCATCGTCGGACTCTATCCTTACTGCTGCTTGTCTTGCTCTTACTCTAATGTCTATTTTATTAGTGCTGGAAGTACAGTTGCTTGTTGCCACCGTTGTTAAACTTTCTGCTGGATAATTTCTAGTCTTTAAAACAAAATTAATAACTTGGTCAGAACCACCGTTACCTGTGAATTTAACATCAGGTATGATTCTTCGTATCATTTGGAAAAGTGTTCCTTCCCCTAAATCGAAATCACTAGACTCTATGAAAACATTATCCATAGGGGAACCATCAGCATCATTCCCTGATTCATGGTTGTACAAATAACCTACATCAGAAGTTGTGTAAGTAGCCATAGGGCTATTAAAAACACCTTCGTCTAGCCAAGCTGTTCTACTCAATTGTCCTATACTCCAAACATTTTCTACATAGTTATAAGTGACGTATCTGTCTATTGTTGTTGAACCACTTGAACAGTAGAACCATCCGATCTCGTCAAACTCTTTATTTAAAGTAGCAAAAACTTGATACGCTTGCCCAATGTTTATATCACTTAATACATAATTCTGAACAGTACAAGGGAGTTCTTTCACCTGTCCTGTGTATGCATAGAACCCTGTTTTATCCATCCAAAAAATACCAGCTGGTGAATTAACAGCAGCATTGGGAGAAATCAAACCTACACCTTCATTGACTAAATTAACACCGAATGTAAACGGTTGTCCTATAAAGCTCATAGAGTAAAGTGAAGTGTCCGTCCAAACCAGTGTTTCTTGCCTTGCTCTCATCGCACCTACAATTTGAGAACCTGCTGATAAACGAAAAGAACCTGCTGAGTTCTGTGCTAATGGTTCCCATTGAAGTGCGTTTTCTTGGTCACTCCAGCAAATAAATAAAGGGTCTGCCGCACTTGTTCGGTCATCAGTGTCGTTGATTGGGTCAGCTCCAAAACAGATAATGTGTCTATCGATATCACTAACCATGATTTGAAGTGCTACAGTCGGAGGCAGATTAGCCCCTGCTAAATCTTCAAAAGCCACAGCCCTGACAGTTGCACCAGAAGATTCATCCCAGTAATAGATACCACCCCCGCGCACATTCATGACTAAGTCTTCACCAAAATTATCATGAGACCATATCCGTAGTTGACTAGAAGCAGACAAACCACTGACTGAGCCAAATGTTCCTGCTCCCCATGTTCCTGCCCCCCAACCAGATCCTTCTACATAAAGATCAATCCCTACATTAATTTGATAAGCTCCGTCTACCCCTGAACCTCCGTTTCCTGAGTCACTAGAATTAGCTGTGACCGTATCTCCGTCAGTATCTTTCGCAACAAATGTGTAAGTGTTGACGGTAGGGACAGAAACTATTTGATATTCTTGGTTCAAAACTGCTGCGGTTACTACACCACCTAAAGTTACTGCTCCAGAAATAGTGACGAAATCATTAGCTTGTGCTCCATGAGTAGAATCTGTTGCAGTTATGGTTGAAGATCCATCAGTTGCTGCAAATACAATACCGTTAGTTGTGGTTGCTCGTATAGGTGTTATATCGTTAAAATTGTCGCCTTGTTTGACGTAATATTTCCATGTAGTACCTAACCCGAGATACGATGTTAATTGTAGGTCTACCCACGCATGCAGAGCTCTGCAGGTGGATAAAAAAGTGTTTACTGTAGTTTTAGTCCAGCCTCCTATTTTTTCAGGGTAATTTTTCCTAAAACGAATTAAATTTGCGTCAAACCACCCACCCTCGTTAGAGTAATCTGTCCCTTCCTTATCGATCCCAGGACGAAGAGTGAATTTTTCTAGAGGCATTTAGTCTCCTAAAATAATTGTT